CTATTCCGCTTTAATGTCAACGACATCAAGCGGGCTTTGTGCATCCGCGTAAAATGAACCGTTAGCGTTGTGCCAATGGGTAGGCGGGAGCTCGTCGCTGTTATGCTCAACGATTAATAGCTTACCAAATTGGCTCTCATAGACGACGGTACCTGTATTGCCGTTGCGGAGGGTGACTGTTTTATCTTGCATTGTTTAATCCTTATTTGAGGTTGTTAATTGTTTTTCATTTTAAAGTGCGGTCATTTTTTGAAACGTTTGAAAGCTACTCCTCCCCAACCCTGATGGTAATATCTCTAAATGTCAGCGCGTTAGTACTAATGCCAGGTTGAGCCACAATCTTAAATCTAATGGTTGTCACCTCCGGCGGTAGCGCTCCGGATACTTGTTGCGGATGCCAATCGTCTGTTGGCCAGTCGCCCATCAACTCGGACTCGTATGATTGCACCACGTTTGTGCCGTTGAGCAGTTGCACAATTACCTTGCATTTGCCACTGCGGCGGTTATAGGTCAAAATCTTATAATCCAGCACAAAGCGGGCGTATTGCCCCGCCGGCACGGTGTAATCATTGTAAATATCGTAATTTGGCGAGCTAGCGCTTAACATTAAATAACCCAGCCCACCAAAATAGCCATCATTGTAGCGATTAAAAACGTTATCGCCAGATGTCCAGCGCGCCTGATAATCAAATGAGCGAAGCAATGTCATTGCACCGCCAACGCGGAACAGATAACGATGCATGCTTTGCAAGCCATCTTTGACGCTATAAAGCGCTATTTGGCTAAATTGCTCACCCTCTACCTTTTTGGCGTCCGGGTAAACAAACTCGGTCGCGGTGGTATCAATAGACCGCACCACGGTGTTGCCGTCCAGTAAATCTACTTTGTAGCTAACATCTTTGCCCAAAACGGTGCTGTCATCTGTGTGCGCAATCAACTTATCCGCTTGCACATCACGGTCACGGTGTGCCCAAGTGAGCTTAAATGCGGATTTATCATTAATGGTGTTGCCGTAGCCGCCATCAATTTGCACTTTACCCGGCGGATAAGGGCGGGCTTGACGTTGACGGGTGGTAAGTGTAAGCGCCTCAGTCTTAGTCTCATCAAGCGTTTGTTGTGCAGTCCGGGTGAGTAATTTAATTCGTACTTTTTCGCCCGGGGCGTATTTGGTCTCATCCATCCCGGCAGATATCAGATAACACCAAGCCAAGGCGCCTGCTTTGTGTGCTTGCGGGATAGTATCCGCACAACCGCGCCCCACGGTCATTGTGCCGGTATCAAAATCCACAGCATCAATCTTGATAATCTCATCGCCCACAATGAGTGCCTCCGCACCCGAGAGGGCGGAATACTCTCCCTCTAGCTTAAACTTAATGCTAGTTTGATATGGCGTAACATCACCGACAATCTCCACATGCGGCGTAAATGACCCTGTCGCGGTTTTGGCGAAGTCTGCGCCCACATCCACTAACATGTCATAACCGACGGAAAGTGCGGTCGGTTGTGCGGCCAAGCTCCACACAAAACAATCGGTCGGCTTAATATATGCACGCTCTGCGTCAGATAACACAAGCGGGATCACATGATAAGGCACCTCAAATAACCGCGCGGTGGTAATTGGTTTGGCAGTGTAATCAGGCGGAATATAAAGCGACTCACCCTTTTTGGTGGAGTAGTTGGCTGACGGCAGTCCAAACACATCTTGCAGACAGGTAGCCACAATCTCGCCCTCATTGCCATTTTTGAGCTCGCCCACGCGGAAGACTACGTCCACAATGTCACGCTCCGGCAGATTGACCCGGATAACATCACCCGGGCGTAACTCACTGCCGCGCATATCAAATGTGATTTTAAGTCGCGTTAAGCCACTGGCAATCATCTCTAAATCACGTTGCGCCACACGCGCCGCCAAATCAAAAGTCGGAATCCCTTTGTACTCAACCGTCTTGCTAATTACGCCGTGCATTTGCACTGCCGCGATATTGTTAGCAATAGCCTGGTCGTCTCGGTTAGTCACCGGCTCACGATATTTAACGATGATTTGGTTGGCCTGTTTATCAGTCGCCGCACTGTCGTCATCAAGCACGGACAGAATCCCGTTATCGTATGTAAACAGCGGTAAATCCTCGACCTTGTAATCATGGCGAATCAGTTTAATTGCCTGTTTACCTGTTTCGATGTTGTCATATTGCGCCGCACCGATGTGGTCAACAATCTGCTGGATGAACTCTTTAATGGAGGTTTGACGGTTGTAGCGGATACACAAGCCAAAACCCTCAGCATAAAGCGTATCGGCCGCCTTTTTGTAGCTATCTAAATCCAAATCGGTGAGGTCTTTTTTGCCGCCCCAACTCTTATTCGTGGCGCACTCAACCAAGATATGTGCCGGATTCATGGCGTGGATTTGGCGTACATTTTGCTCCTGCTCCGAGGTTAATCCGGAGATTTTAAGATTATCGTTACGTAGCAAGATTTTAGCTTTTTCAGGGTACCACACCACGCCGCCGTGCCAGCCTTTGTTTGTTCGGCGTACGCGGTAACTATGCTTTTTGGGGTACGCGTTATAGCAACTAATCAACCCGCTAAACACTGTCGTGACAACCCCTCTAAACCCTGGGATTTGGTCGTTTGACTCCAACTTACCGGCAGTCACATCACCGGGCGTAAAAAAAGACAGTTGAGGTGGTTTTTGCCCTTTACGGCGACCAAAAACTATAGGGCCTTTAGGCGGATGGAGTGCCGGGTTAAGTACACCCTTAAGCAAATTAATCAACATTTGCGTTGGTTTTTGGTCGGGCTCGCCCATGAGTATCTCCATGCGGCCCTGAATCCCGCCCTCACCACCGGTATTATCGCCGCCAAATAAGTTGGGCTTATCAACATAAATCGCTTGCGAGCGCGTGAGCTCACCAGGCTTGCCAACATACGCCGTCTTATCATCCACGCGGAGCTCGACAATCTCGTCCACCGGCCCGCGCCCAAGCCCCGACTGTATATCCCAGTAATAACGGTAACCAACCGTGACCTCACCGCCCTTACGTTTGCCACCCATTATTTATCCCCCTGACGCGCCGCAATGGCGGCATTAATACATTTGCGGGCAAACACACTGCCCGTGTTTAAAAGCACCTGAGAATCAATCCCGTGTGCTAAAAAATCGGCATAGTCCAAGCCCTCGCGCACAAAAAACGCCTCCACACCGGAGGTGCAGAAATCTACCCGGCGCATATCTTGCATTGTGATAGTAATGCTATCCATAACTTATCCTTTTTTAATCTCGGTAGTGCGGTAGTTACCATACGCCAACACTTGCCAGTCCTCAGTCCAACAATCGCCAAAAAACACGCACTGCGGCGTGCCCTCGTCAATTTGCGGAAAATTCCAATCTTTAGCGCTCACTGCTTCGGGGCCGTTATTATTGCCTCGTCTATTGTTAAGCGCTTGATTAATGTAATAACTGGCAACCGCCCAAGCGACGATTTTGACGATTGCCCATGCAATTGACTCATACATAATTAATACCCCTAAAATACCCGTGAGCCGTCATACGGCGACTTGGTCGGCATGTGTGGCACACCGCCAAAATTAAGCATGTTGCGAAACTTATTAAGGCATGTTTGCGCGCGCCCATCACACCCTGGATACACCTTAATGATTGTGCCGATAGACAGCTTTTGGGTGCCGCCCATGAGCGTGAGCTTATTATTTTGATGAACAGTCACCGCGCGCACCTCGCGCACGCCATCGTCCACCCACTCAATAAACCCCGCATTAAACCAACCCTGCGGAAGATTTTGCGGTAAATCAACAGTGATAGACACACCGTCCATCGCGCTTATGGTGAGCCCCGCTAAAACAAAGTTGCCTGGCTTAACCTTGCAATCCACGTCATACAGTGTATAAGGGCAGTTACGCCCCCAAGTCAGGCGCAATCCTGCGCTATCCATGGTGTCAGACAGTGCCGCGGAGGTAAGATTGGTGGTATGTATATCCGGGCGACTCGCCTCCGTAATCGTGCCAATCCATACAATACGGATCTCGTTGTCATCCTCATGCAAGCGCATAATAGTGAGCTTAACAGTTTGGCTCGGCGGAAGCCCTCGATACAGGCGCGCCACGGGGTTGTTACTTGGCATGCGAAGTGTTACATTGCCGTCACCTCCGCCGTCACGGGCGTCACTGATAGCGGAAGCCAGCCATTTCTCCCCGTTAATCTCCAAATCCTTGTCCGCATTGCAAAAGCGCCAGATTTTCTCATTTTCGCCGCGGGTAAATTGATATAAATCAATTGGGCGACCCTCAGCGACGGAATGTGTTTTGCTTAAATAACTCATCTTTAAATATCCTTTAAACCGCCTTTAAAGTGCGGTCGTTTTTATGGATGTTTTTACGGCTCAAGCTCATCGCGGAGCCCGCGGAAGCTCACCGTGACGGTTGCCGCCCCGTCTGCGTCGGTGTGATGCACCCAGCTGACCGTGTCGCTCTCCAAGCGGGATAGTGTCAGATATGAGATTTTTAGAATCTCCGCCTGCTTGATGTTGAGCATATCGCCGTCAAAGGCGAGTCGCTCTGTTGCAGAGTTAATCACTGTGGATGACAGGATACGGCGATAAAAAATCCGTCCTCCGGTGCACTCAATGCGCACGTCTTGGCGTCCTGTTTGCTTTTGCAGTGCGCCGGTATAGTTGATGTAGGCAATATCTAAAGTCTTACCGACAATATCGCCCACAGGGGTGACGTCGGTGCTTGAGGTTGCCACCCAAATCGCGCGCTGACGGCCGCGTAAGTGGTAAAACAGATTGCGGAGCTTGCGCTGTTCTTCCCGCCCGCTTGCCACAAAGCGGTGGGCAGTGATTTGCATGGCTTTGTTGGCTGTGTCTAAGTAATACGGCAAACCCGTCTCGTTATCCAACGTCTTAATCAGCCGTGCATATTGCGCGGTGATGTCTTCCGACCACTCCGAGGTTGGCTCCAACACAGGGTGGTTGCGATAGATTGGTAAATAGCTCACATCATCACTCCACGCATTATGCTCGTGCAGTTGCAAGCGGATTTGCGCGGTTGATACGTTATCACTTAAGCGGCGCACCTGCGGCATATCTGTGAGCACGGCAGAACACAACGGATAAATAGCTGTAAAGGACTGATCGTAATTGCCGACAATAGGGCGTTTAACCGTGATTTTATTGGGCTCCAGCGCAGTGATCTCAACCATCTCCTTGTTGCTTCCGGTCATCAAAATTGCGCGACCGCCGACAGCAAAATCATAGCCCACCGTGTTAATAGGCAAATCCACTGCGCCTTGTTGCACGGGCTGTAACAGTCTTGCACAGTCAGTAAAAATCGGTAGTGACCATACGCGCGAGCCGTAGCCATAAAGGGCGGATTCAAATAGCTGACGATCCACCTCCGAAAAACTCACTTTAAACTCAAAGGTTCGGCGCGGACTCAATCGGCGCGCAATGCGTTGTTCTGCGGCAGTCACGGATTGATGCACGCGCGTGAGCCACTCCAGGTTTTCGGTCACGTCTTCCGACCAGTCGGGCATAAACGACCAGTCGGTAGAACGCGAGCCGGTAATGCGTAACGTGACGGGGCTTTTGCCCAAAAAGTTAAACGTCACGACACAATCAATCACCGGCGATCCTTGCATGCCGACTTTAACCGTCCACTTTTTAAGCGCAAGCGCGTTAAATGTGCCGGATGTTGGGCCGACAAGCTCTATACCATCACCGCCAACCACGGAAACAGATAACAGTTTTACCGCACTTTTGTTGGCATTCCAGACTTGGATTTTAAAAGTCTGGTCGGTTGATATAGAGCCAAGATTGACGGTGTGCGGGATGACAAAAATGCGCTTGTAAAGATCAGAGTAATAGTTAGGGATAACATACGCATACGCACCTAACGTCTGATTTTTGATATTGCGCGCGTGAATCTGCCCGTTGGCTATTGCATTTTGTGCAACAAGTCGGGAATTTGCGCCGCGATACGTAACCAATCCGTCAAGATAACCGGTATCTTTAATTTGTACGGTGGCGCCGCTAGAAATCTTATATCCGTTAATCTTAGCCATATGGATTACTCAATAATACGGTATGCCACGCCGTATTCACCGGAGTTTTCGCTTCCTTCCGCCGCAATCGATGTGGCGGCGGTTTGATATTGCGCACTCGGCACAAACATCCAAGTCTCGCCGTTAATTTGTAATTTCTGGCGCGGCACGATGCCGACAATTTTGCACTCATAGCGATCCGGGACGGTACCGAGACGGCGAAATAAGTTATCTTTACATTGTGCGATCACCGCATTAGGCACCGGCATTGCTAGCTGTCCGAATTTACTTTGACTATGGGTTAATAACATCCGGTCCGGATTATGCTCGCGATCATCAGCACGTCCATTTGTAAGCATATAACAGCCGGTCTCAGATGATGGCAAAGCGTACTCATAACGCGAATCTGCACAAAAATACCAAGGCGCCCGGGTATCCCCGCCAATCTTATCAGCGCGAACAGCCGGCCCGTAAGAATTATCCCCGGAAGACATGCCGAAAGTATGGTAGTCATTTAAACGAGGACGGTTATAAGTACTATTATTAACTGTTGTCCCAAAAACGTATTGTCCGCCGGTATATTGCCCCTCTTTGTTGAGCGTGCCAAACCCAAAATGGCGGAACCGCTCCGCTTGATACTGCACACACACATGCAAGTATTGCGCCGTGCCGAAAAAGTCATAACTGACAAATTTACCGTTTTGCAAATGGGACGTGCGGGTTTTTGTTTTGAGGTAAGAGTTATTGCATGACGCCCCCGGCTGGTTGAAGCAGTCGCTATTTTTATCAACGCCGGTGCTGGCAATTACAAACAACATATCGTCTTTAAACTCAAGTGCCCAATAGCCATCTGCGTTGCTTAAATAAAGCACATTTGTGCTATTTTTTTGGATAGTCCAGTTAAGGTTAACCGCAAACTCGGCGAGCTTACTTAGTAAATCTGTGACGTTAGTCGCGGTGCCTGTTTGATACGCCATATTACGCTCCAAGCTCTAAAACAAAATAATCGGTTGTTGTGGTGCGAAACGCGCCGTTACACACCACGCCTTTGTTGCCATTTGGCAATGTTACCTCATCTCCCACCGCGCGTTGCACGCCCGGGACCCAATAAACGCCATCATACGAGCCCCAACGGTTAATGCCCTGACTGCCATCAGCCAGCCCCATAAACTCTACGGGATAAAGCGGGTAATGTCCGCCGGGTGACGCAGTCACCGCTTTAAGTACATTCCACGCTCTGGATGAGTGTTTTTGCGAAATTGCCATAGGATAAAGCGCTTGAAATTGTGAATCATTGCTATATCTACTGTAATTAGAACCACCGAAATCGCGCCAGCTTTGGTCTGGTGTAAACAGCCAGCAGTTGCCGCTAAGTGGATCTACAATAGAGGAGTTGTAAGACTCGGTATTGGAGTAACGCAACAAAATCGGACTATTACTACTGCTAATCGGTGTCTTTGTCGGCGCCGTGCCGGCAATGCAAAGCGGATAGGGATATTCTGTCGGCGGTACGGTCGGCAGAATAAAGCCGCAATAGGCACTTGAGCACACATTAGAGATACGCGTCACCACCTTAAAGCAACGGCCATCGGCGACCATGTAATAGTCAATCGGGCGTGCGTCAGCAAACAATACGACACCCGGCGAGATATTGATAATCCCTGCCTGCACGTTATCGCCGGTAACTAATGCGCTATTAAAAAATGTACCACCAAAAAAGTTAAGGTTGTAAATGTCTTGCGAGATACTATTGACAGTTTCACACATCACATAAATATCTTGCTCAACTCCGGTTCCGGTGGATTTCCAAACGATTTTCCGTTTTTCGACTTCCGTTGCTGTTTTTGCAACGGTTTTGTCCAACAACACCGTCCACGCCTGCCCATTGGCAACCAACGTTGGGTCGGTGGTTAAAAACTTATTGAGTATGTCAAGCAAATCGCGCTCGTTTTGCGCGGTGCCAGTTTTGTATGACATATCGTAACTCCTTAATTTAAAATATCTTTTACGGTTTGTTTGTTGGCGCGGAGCATGGTGATTACTGCCTTAACGCCTGCATTGGTCTTGAGCCCCGCGGTAAACAACTCCGCGCTGTCAACGGCGAGTGTCTGTTGGATGTTGACCGGTGATGCCACCACCTGCGTGCCCGCGCGGCCGTCACGCAAAGAATCACTTAATCCAGGCTCACTGTAGCTTGGCACAGGAGGGACAGATACCGGGCCACCTTGCGAAAATGAGCGGAGTTGTCGGCGGTTGATGGCGTGCATAAAGCCAACACCATAGTGAGAAACAGAATCTGCCTTAACCACAAACTCACCATTGGATAGGCGAGCCGGGATGGAATCCGATGTGCTTGTGCCGGGGCCACGGATATAACCCCCTGTCGCGGCCGTCAACGTGCCGCTAGAAAATGCGCCAGCAATCGCACCCCACCAACCGCTTGTCGCGCTTGCCGCCTGCATGGCGAGCTGTTGCGCGGCAATATTAATCATTGCGTTTATGATGGTATTGGCGAGATTTAATACGGCCTCACGCAAGGTCATTGTCCCCTTGGCAAGTCCTACAATAGATGTTTGTAATCCTTCGGTTAAACCCTCTTTAAAGGTCTTCTCAAGGTCATTTCCCGCGTTTTTAAGCTCGGCAATCTTGATTTTCATGCCCTCTAGAGAGTTTTTCGCCGCTTCGCCTTGCGCGCCCGGCATTTGGGCCAGTTTTTCCAATACCGGGATTTGTTTTTCAAGCTCGGCGACGGTTTCGCCGTATAATGCTTTTAGTTGCTGTTGGCCCTCAAGGTGGCTAATTAAGCCCACCTGCACCTGCGCTTGGATACGTTGCTCTTGGGTGCTTTGGTTTTGATACAGGCGGTTAATTTCATTCTGTACGCCGTCCACCTGTGCCTTGGCTTGCTCAAGTGGTAAGATTTTTTTAATCAGATTAATCCCGTCCACATTGGAGTGCTTGGTAAACTCGGCTAAAAGTTTGCTGTAACGCCCTTCGATGTCGGTTAAGTTAGCCTTAACCTCTTGACCTGTAAGGCGCAAATACTGCACGTTAAGCGCAAGATTTTTGTCCGTCGCATCGTATTTTGTTTTTGATGACCGGGCGGATTTCTTAGCTTTTTCCGCCGCTTCGATTTGGTCGGCGAGGGCGTCCGCTTGCGTGAGCCGGTCGCCAGTTAAACCTTTGCTTCTGGCTTCTTCCTTAAGTCCCGCCGCCGTGCCTTTGGTTTTAGTGGTCAATCGGCGTTGTAGGCTTTCAATAAACTTATCGCCTTCCTTTGCCTGTTTTGCGAAATCTAGCTGATTTTGCAGGTCAATGATGGTGTTGATTCGACTGATAAAGCCGTCCATCATGCCGGCGGACGCTCCGGCAGTTCTTCCAAGCTCTAAAAACTTGGCTTTCATGGCTTCGAGCTGTTCGGACGCGGTCATCGTCGAATTGGTGAGCTCTTGACGGATTTTGCTTTCAATTTTATCCAGCTCGCCGCCCATGGAGGTCATCTGTCCCTCGGCGTCTTTAATCACCTTTTCGAGCAGTTCCATGGCTTCCGGAGCGGATGGGTCGCCGATGGCTTTGAGTTTTTCGGCGAGCTCGCCACCTGCTTCAATCACAGAGTTAAATGCGGCGGTTAGCTGTTCCCGGTTTAATTTTGCTAGTGCGTCCGTGCCATCTTGTAACTTGCGGACACTTTCTTCCATCTCTTTGACGCGTGCGTTTGCTTCTTCGAGTTTCTCAATATTCAAAAAGCCGCCGACACTGTCCGTCAGTACTTGCTCTTGCAATTTGTCGCGCGCTTTGATGAGATCTTCGAGTTTTGCTTTAGCTTCATCCAGCGTCTTGTTGTTTGTTTCGACTTGGCTCACACGGTCGCTAAACCCGCCGATTTCGCCGAGTTTAGTGCGCGCCTCAATGAGCGCTTCGGTTTTGTCGATGTTGGATTCAACGGCGTTTTTAGTTTGTTGATATTGCGCCTCGAGCTCTTCTTCTTTTGATTTCAGATATTCATAGGCGGCGTACAGTCCGACCGCCGCCGTCAGTGCGACGCCGACCCAACCACCGCCGAGGAGGCTTGCGCCGATATTGGATGCCGCGGCGCGTGCTTTAGCAGCGGCAAGCGTGCCATAAGCTTGGGATAAGCGCACAACAGATACACTCTCACCGTCAATTGCCCGCATGGCTATGATGGTTGCCTGTGCCGCGCGCACCTGGGCGCTAGAGTTAGCATTAATTGCTACGGTATTGGCGCCGATGGCAAACGTACTCGCCGCCCATGCCGCCGATTTTTTCGCAAGTGGCGCAATCAAGTGTACGGTGTAAGCGGTGCCGGCAATAATCACTGCCGCCGCGAGTAAATCGAGATTATCAGCGACAGTAGAAATTGCGCCCGCGACCAGTTTGGAGGCGGAGAGGGTTTTGTCGGTGTTGCCGATAAAGTCAAGCCAGCTATTTGCCAATTGATTTGCCGCACGCCCGATAGTGAGCGGTAGTTGTTCAAATTGACGCTGAACCTCCTCCGTAACTTCTTTTGTCGCTCCAATAATTAATTGCGGAGTGAGCTCTCCCTCTTCCGACATTTTGCGAAGTTCGCCTCGGGTCTTGCCGAGGGATTTTTGCAACACTTCGAGCAGGATTGGCATTTGTTCGGCGACAGAATTAAATTCTTCGCCGCGTAACGCCCCGGAGGCTAAACCTTGGGATAACTGGATAATAGCGGCTTTGGCTTCTTCGGCGCCTGCGCCGGAGATTGCGGTCATTTGTTGGATGGTTTTTGTAAACTGCAACAACTCCGCACTGTTGGCTTTATTGCCCATCGCCCGATAAAGTCGGGTGTAGAGTTCGGCGGTGGCACCAAATACCACGCCGGCATCGTTAGCGATTTGCATAAGCTCGCTAAAAGTACCCTTAGCTTCGGCGTTGGATTTTGAAATCAGATTAATACGCGCCGCGTAGTTGTTGTACTGGTCGATAGTTTGGGTGAGATTGGTAACAGCAAGATTACCCAAGGTAAAGCCGATAGCCTGGGTTTTTAAACGCGCCAACTGGGTGCTGATAGATTCAATGCCCGCGCGGGTTTTGCCAAGTTTTGCGGTGGTTTGGTCGGCTTTCTTACCGAGTTCGTCAATGCCCACGGCACCTTTCTTGGCGGCGGTGCCGAGCCCGTCTGCGGCTTTTTTATTGCGTTGCAATTCGTTTTCAAACGCCTTAAAATTGGTCAGCGCGTTTTCGAGATCGGCTTTGATTTTGAGCGCGAGAGTTAAATTATCAGCCATGGGGGTCCTACAATGTCAGATAAAGAGATTAATGCAAGCTTAATTGGTTGGGCTATCGTGTTATTGCCGTATGAAATCGGCTTGCTGTTTATGTTGTTCGGGGCTGTCACATTCGGACAAGTATTGTTCTGGGGGACGGCGTTTTACGCATTGATTTTTGTTATCGGCGCTTTCTTTCGCGCCCCGCTTGCCGCTATGCTCGGCATTGTTATCGGCTCCAAGCTCTAAAAATTGACCGCACTTTATGATGCGGTCAATTCGTCTATATAGCCTTGCACTTCCTTACCACCATTCACCCCAAACGACACATCAATCGTTCTGTCGGCGCGCTCCCGGCGCTTACGCACCAGGGCTTTTTCGTAAAAGAGTAGCAACTGCCGCGCGGTGTAATCCCCGAGTTCGGCAAAGTGATGCCCGTTAGCGACTAACAGCTCTATGATTTCGCCCCAGCCAATTGCTGCAGATTGTCTTTTGTCATTTTTTCGATTATCGGCGCAATGGCTTTGCGGGTAAAAAAATCACTGTTTACGCACCACCATGCCATTAATAAGTCTTCGCCATCGCGGGCGTTGAGGTTCTCAACAAATTCGGCGGGTTTACCGATAGATAGCGCAACCAACCCAACCACATCCTGATAATTTGCGCTTAAGCACTCCATGAGCTCATCAAGATTAAAATCGTCCTGGGATTGACCTAAGGTTTTGCGCAGTGATGCAATAAACGGCACAAATTTGGCGTTGTGCTGTAATTGTTGTTTTAGCGTGTATTCTTTGACTTCAATTTTTTCCCCGCCGATAGTGAGTTCAGCGGTCGGAAAGAGGATTTGGAGTTCTTTGTTTTCGGTTTGGTCGGACATAATTGCGCCTTAATTTATTTTTAGGAAAGTTCCCCGGGCATCACCCCGAGGGAATGGTTTATTTGCGGATTTTAATCACGCGGCCAAAACGACCAAGCGTTACATCGCCTACTTTGGTGGTATCGGCGAGCACCGTGGCTTTGGTATTTAGCGCATCTAATGAGTTTTCATTATTGATGAGGCTTAAGGCTTCGGTCGGGGTAAAGTTGATTTTGTATAACTCAACCACATTCCACTCATTATTTTCGGCTAAGTTAATGCCCTCATAGCGCAAAAACAGATCTTTCGGATTGGTGGTGAGCATAGCAATGATTTGGACTTCGCCGTATTTATAAGCTGCTGTGTCGGTATTTGCAGAAATATCTTTCAGAAATTCGACTGCACCAAAAATCGGATCTACGGTGTAATCCGTACCTTCAACCAATGAGCCGATTTTTACTTCGCTCACATCTTGATGCGCTAATGTAATGCGGTCACCGGCTTTAATCACTGCCGGCAAATTTTCGCCCGTGACACTACCGGCAGAAACAGTTACTTCTTCGCCCAACAATAACAAGGCAAGATTTGCTGCGCTAAATTCGTGGAATTTAGCCGATACTTCGCCTGTTCTACTAGTGATAATTTTGCGCACTTTTTGGCGGGTGCCGGAATAGGATTCGCTGTGTTCGAAGCTTTCTACGGTTAATGAGATAGATAGCTCGGATACATCACCCACCCAGCGTTGCGCGCCGATATTGCCCATCGCGTCACGCACGGCAAGATAGAGCTTGCCTTGCCCGTAAGAATACGTTTCAACGTGTGCCATTATTGTTCTCCTTGATTTTGATTTTCGGTTTCACCGTCGGCGGACGGTGGGATTTCGGCGTTGGCGCCGAGCTGTTGTTCGGATTGCGCGGACTGTTCCGAGGCTACTTGCTCAGTTGGCTTATCGGCTTCATCCGATTTTGTTACCGCACTTTTTCCGCTTACGCCTATTTGATGACGGATGAGATATGCCGCGTCAGCGTCTGTTACCTCAATCACATCACCTGCGGCATAGCTAATACCGGCGTGGACATGCGGTTGGTTTAATTTGATTTGTTTCATCGGTTTCTTCCTATGATGATTTTGGTTTGGTAGGTCTCCATCCAAACGAGATAAGAGTTGGTGTAATCCACAATGTCACCACGGACAAAAAAGGTTTCTTTTGCTCCCGGCACCGGTGGACGCCACCCCATTAACTGCTCGCGGATTTTGCCAATAACCGGATTACTTACGCTCAAATGCGGCGTTTCAACGTTGTACTGATACGACTGCACAATCACGATAACCGAAAAACTGACGGTGACCATTTGACGTATCGCCACATCATTGAGCGTTCCCACCTCACCGTTTGGCACGACAAACACCGCAGGCGTTGCCAAGCCCGCCAAACTCACATCACTGATAGAGCGATATTCGGCGGTAGATCCCAACGTGTGGATGTAGTCCGGCTGGAGCGGCTTTAGCTGCTCAATAACATGTTTAATGTCAAACGGTCCGTATTGCATTAGTAATCCTTCAGGGTTTCAGCGGTAAACACTCGGTCACGTTTGGTAAATTTCGGGTAGCCGGAGGCGGGCACGAGCTCGTCCTCAAAGCCAAGTGAAAACTTACCTTCCGCAACCAACTGCAACAATTTGAGCGTATCGCGGTAGTCGCGCACAATCGGGTTATCCGCTTCTTTTGCCGGCAAGTGCTGGTGCAGGTAGTAACGGACCAGACTGCGCGCCCACGTGGTTAAAATGCGCGGCGTTTGCTTAAACGGCAGCTTATAGCCGCGTTGGCGCAAATAGCCGTCGATTAACGCACTCGAATCCTCAATCACCTCTTCGATACGTTTAATCGCTTGATTCATCCGCTCAACATCAGCGGGTGAAAAGTTAGCGATGTCTTCACCGTCCAAAATTTTGCCCCAGATTCGCCAGTCAGCAGGCGGTTGCCCAACCTGCGCTGTGACTTGAGAGAGCTCCATAATGCCCGGCTTTTCGTAGAGTTGTTGCAGTGTGATATACATGCGGCGACCTTACGCGATAACGTTTTTTAAGAAAAAGCCTAAATCCTTCGCGGTGATCAACTCCTTGACGGACTCGCCAACGCGGTGACGATTGCCGCCACGGTAGCCGATGTCGTTGTCAAAGATGGTGCGCACTTCGCGGGTACCAAATTGGGCGGTCAAGCCAAAGGTAGTGCCGTGTTGGGTGTCGGCTAATACATCACGATAAATCAACGAGCAGTGACCGCCCCAAGCGTTCGCCAATACCGGCTTTTTCGCTTGATTCACGGTATTAACCAGCGTCTGACCAACCAAAATTTGGTCGAGCTCAAACAACTCTCGCAAAAACTCTAACGGCACCAAGCCGGAATCGCCCAACGTACCGTTGTACGCTTTGATGATTTTTTTGTTGGTACGCAATGCGGTTGCCGCTTTTTGTCCCAGAATCATGATATTCGGGCGCATAATCGGCGTATCTAATGCTTCTAATAACTGATGGATAGGGTCTGCATCGTCATGGGTCCATTGGTCGTTACCGGATAGGGTTTTGACGTTGCCATTGACATAGGATTTTTCGTTAAACACCAAGCCTGCGGTGCGGATTTCGCGTGCCAATTCAATCAAGTTGATGGTTTGCTCTACGGCGCGACCGTCCGGGTCGTAATTTGCCGGCGCATTTTTCGCGTCAACTACCGGCACTGGTGCGTCTAACGCGTGGTCTTCGGTAGAGGCGGTTAATTCGGTGGCGCTAAATTCCACTTGATTCGGGCGCGAGGTGCGGCCGACAATGGTTTTAGGCACGGTGAAACCTTCGGCTAAATCATGTTGCAGATATTTAAATTCTTGTTTGCCCACATCGGTGCGAGGTAACACTTCGTCGGCAATCATGCGGCGGTTGCGGTAAGCAATCGCAATGGCAGTTAAAACCGGATTGACCGGAAAATTTGCTTTACTCATTTTTAATCCTTTTTCAATAGGTGAAAATTAATTACAGTTTTCGCTTAATTTTGGTGAACGGGTTATTCGGCGGCAAAACCCGGGGCGATGAACAGGGAGCCTAAATCACCTTCCGCGCCGTCTTCTTCGGCGAAGCCGATGTAGGCTTGTTTTGCAGTGGCTTTCACGGCGCGACCCTGTGCGTCGGTAGTTAATGCGTCGCCGCGTTTGATTTCCGCGCCGTACATCACCGGATACAAACCGCTGCGCACTACATCCACATGTTCGCCCGGGTCTTTCGGCACGCGGGTAGAAATGCCGATCAGTTTGTCGGTGACGGCAGTGGCTTGTTTTGCACCGTCTTTTTCTTCACCGAAAGCAACAATGCGATAACCTTCGATTTTGCCTTCGGTGACATAAGCAATGATTAATTCAGGGGTGTTGCTCATTTTTGCGCTCCTTTCATGATGTGATTAACGGCATCGGTCATTGTGATTTCAACGCCTGCTTTCGCTTGTTCCGCTTGATATGCGGTCGCCGCTTTGGCGATAGACGCACCGTCGGCAAAGTCCACCGCGTCTTTGTCTTTTTCGCCCGGCTCACCGGATTTTTCTGAAAAATCCACCGGTTTAGCGTTGAGCACGTCTTTTAATACGTCAATCGACGATTTAGAGACGGTTTGATTGCCGTCAGAAAATGACACCGGAGCGTTGCCTAATTGCACCATCACTTCAACCAAGCCCGCTTTATGTGCCGGCAATACTTTGCCCGCTTTCACTAAGCTATCGGCAAAATCAGTGGCTTCTTTTTTCCGTCTTTCCGCTTCCGCTTTGGCCTTTTCATTCTCAGCGGCTTTTACTTTGTCTTCACGTTCAGCAATGGCGGCTTCACGAGCGGCAAAGTCGGCTTCTTTTTTCGCCACTTCATCGGCTGCCAATTTTGCGGCGGCGGCTTCAATCGCGGCTTTTTGTTCTGCTTCTGTCATGGTTTTCTCCTGTGTTGATGGGTTAGCAGAGTCGGATTCGTCAAAGGCAAAGTCGGCAAACGCATTGTCGCCGCCTTCGCTTTGCGCAAAGTTCACGTCTGCCAAGCCTTTAACAGCGGGCGGCACTGCGCCCAAAAAGCCCACATGACGTAAATAATGATGACCGGGTTTAGGGTTGCCGGGGGTTTCCGGCAGAAAAATGGATGCACTACGTTTTTTGTAACGTCCGGCATTCACCGCCTCGGCGAAGGCTGCGTCAACTTGTCCCACGTGGGCGTAAAGTATGCCGTCCTCCACACTGGTCTGTTTCACCCAGCCGTAAGCCGGGGCGGTGAGATTGGGGTGACCGATAACAATCGGAGATTCGAAAAGTTTTGGATCGTATTGTGCACTTAAATCATTTAAATCAGCTTGCGAAAAGCTAATTTCGCGACCGTCCATTGCGGTATGGGTGCCGACGCGCATAATTTCCATTTTGGTGAGTTTCACAGATAAATAACCTCGGATGTGTGTTTTATGGCCACAGTATGCCGAGGCGACGGAAATTTGTATTTTTTCCGCGTTTGGAATTATTAAACGGGGTAATTTTGCAAATGCAGGATTATTTAGAGGGGGATTATCGTTTCTAGTGTGTTTATAAACGTTTATAAACACGCTAAAACGAATTCGAGGTATAGTTTATCGTTTTTTCATTTAAAACGCCTGTACGCGCGTTTTACGCGTTAAAATCGTTTTTTAGATGTTTTCGGGCAATATCAAGTAATCGTTGCTCGTCGGCGGCGGATAACCCGAGCCATGGGCGCGCCGGAATCGTTACGCTTTTCACCCGGCGTCCGTGCACATTTAACGCTTTGGCATTTTTTGCGGTGATCGTTCTGCCGAATTGGTGGATTGCCGCATAAGGGCGGTCGGAGCCAAACACCACGCCGGAATCATCTGCTTGGTAGCGCAGTGTACCACTTAAATGCCCGTCAAGGGTTAAAATTTTGTCGGCGTTTTTCTTCTTGGTGTCGCGATACCAGTCCTGCAACGGCACCCAAGGCGTGCCGTCCGGGGCTTTCTGCGCAACAAACCGGGCGAAATGGATTGCCAACAGTTCTTCGCCCATTTCGGCAAACATCAGCTTAGGACGATTTAATCTCGCCAAGGCCTTATCAATCACGCGGCTAAGCTCCGAAATATCTAGTTCAATGTTGACTGCGGTCATATTTTGTCCTATATTGATTTTAGCGCATCGGGTGGGCAGTCCCCGCCAGGACCTCCAATCCCACACCCGGCGAGACTCACTTGTGGCGGCGGGTGAGTTTTTTAGTCTTCGTCGTCCCGGTAATACAACATCACACCGGTTCGCACCTGCTCTAAATACTCGTCCTTTTCCGGCGCAAATATGGTCACGCCATCCCAACCGTCACTGCCCACATCAAACACCGCCAATGCCGGCACATTGTGCCCACTGTCGTCTAACTCAAAACGAGCAATATAGCGACGGCGTACGGTGGTTAAATTCAAGTGGTGATGATACTCGGCACGCGTCCAGATTTCGTCAGGCGTTTTCAACGCTAATGCCAAAATCTTCAAATACACTTCACGCCCGCGTTTTTTAAGTTTTGAATGACCGCTGCGCGAGGTAAACAGGGCATCACTAATTACAAGGCTTTCACCCAGCACGTCTTTAAATATCGTGGGTTTTTCTGCGGTGGCGCCAAACTCAGATAAAAATGCGTTGATATAAAACCCATCTTCCTTACCTTCGGGTAACAATAAATTCGATGGCACTTTACGCGGTGTCGGCATTGGAATTGGGGTATCGCTACGGTGCGGGTAAAATGCTACACGGCGCGGTTGTCCGCCGTCGTCTAACGGCGGCGGGGTTTGGCTAGTTAAGCGTGATGCGCCGGGAATATGCTCAAAGCCGGGGTCGATACCTTTCGGCACTTTAACAATCCGCGGATTCAAGCCGCGTGCGCCGACAATGCGCTCCTCCCACTCAATTTTTGGTGCCTTATCCACTTTGAGTCCGTTGCGGTCCATGTAGGCTTGACTACGCCCAATCACGGTGCATTGACAGCCCCACGCGTTAATGGGGAAGTGGGTTTGCCACCACGGATCATCGTGGCGCAAAATTAAACCATCCCAGTGCATATGCTCAATGCGCGGATGGCTTACCGCGTCACTGTGGACGTACTCCCAGTACGGCATCACATCTTTAAGCTCTTGCAGTTGGGCGTATCTGCCCGCCTGATAGCTTGAGCGCAGGTTGGTTTCATAAATTACGCGGCTGCGCCAGTTGCGCCCGCCGTGATAGTCCCACCCGTATTTGGCAACGATATTGTCAAAATCCTTGCGAAAATCCTCTAATGTTTTGCCGTTAGCGATAAAGTCGTTAATGGCGGCAGCAAAGTCTTCAATGATTTCACGGCGATTGGCGCCTGCAACCACCGCCGCGTAATCATGCTCAGCGTTGTAAATGTCCGTCCATGTGGCGGTTGGGGTCGGGATTTTTCGCTTGTAGAATTCAATTTGCTCGTTAAACGGCACGCTCCCGTAAGTCGCTTTATTCATTGCTTGCCTCGCTTGCCGCCGCTTCGCGCCCGCTTAAATTCGCCGCATTGAGTGCTAGCGCCATAGCGGCCGTGTATTGTTCCAGGCTCATATCCGGCATCAAAGTTAACAGCTCATCGCGCAGTTGCTCTAAAGATTCCGCGCGCTCAGCTAACGCCCGCACTTGGCTCACCCAGTTATCAATCACCGGTGCAAGATTATTGTCGAGCTGATCAACCATGTGACCCGGGATGTCTTTTTCCGTTTCGCCCGCAAAATCTGCCGTTTTCTTAGCAGGTTCTTTTGGTGCCAGGGCATCATTATTCAGGGATTCTGCCTTTTCCCACTCTCCACCATAGGACGCTTGGATTTGCCCCAAAGTCGGACGGTAGCCGGTAGTTTCAAATATAATCTTGTCACGATTGGCTTTTTCTTTTAAATCTTCCGCCTCGTCAAATACTCTAAACACACGTGGTGGGCGAGCATTGGTAAAATTCATTTCAGTTAGCCAGGTAACCGGGCCACGGTTAAAGGATTCGCAAATGACATCAGAGTCTGCTTTGATAATGGATTCCAGTACTTTTTCCTGTAAATCGTCATTACCGAGACGTCCTGCCGTGCCACCTGATGAGGAGGTTTGTCCGAGTACGACGCGTTGGATCCCTTCGTTCATGGTATCAAATAGCTCTTTGTAAGATCCGTTACCGGTGCGCCCTTGGCTTAACAGCTCAATAGGCATATCTAACGGCATAACAATGCCGCTGTCGGATTGGATAGATTCGACTGCTTCCAATAAGCGTTTCTGGTCAGCCTCACTGGCATTTTTGCCATAGCGTCCAAGCACCGTAGGCATGCCAAATTTTTCTAAAAAGATCAGCCAAAATTTGACGCCGTTACGTTTAAAAAAGCTCAACCAATACAACCAGTGTGCAAGACCAATACCGTACGGCTCATCGTCATGGTCGGCACCGGTACAAAAACTCCAAAAATACGGTGCCGGGCACTCGATACCCGTGGTTTGATTAGCGCGGGTAAGTAGGCGCAATTCGCCTTTCGGTGTGAAGCGAAAGCGGCGACGGTTGCGCACTTTCACATCGGCCACGTATTTGCCGTCATCATTGACACGATACACCAGCTCCGCTACGGCGTAGCCGTAAAAAATACCGTAGTGCATCAGTTTGGTAATGCGGTCAAAGCCGATTTCTGCGACCCAGTTACGGATAAAATCAGCCGCTTCAACGTCCTGCGGTTCATCGCTTGCCGGCTCTACCGTCCATTCGCGGGAGACTAGCGCGTCTTGGCGTTGGGTAAAGGTGCGTTTGACTTCCTCATCGCTTAACACTTTCTCGTAAAGCGACAGGTCGCCGTTGCCGCGTCCACGGAGCACGCCATCTTCGGGCTGTGCCAGCTCGCCCATGTAGGCTTTGGTGATGTCCTGCCCGTCGCCGGTGCTTGCGATAGCGCGGTTGGTTTCCGGTTTTTTGTTTTTACTTTTAAACCAATCTTTAATGCCCATAATTAATATCCTCTAAAATTATTGTGTCCGCGCACCGTACCAAATCCATGCGCGGAAAATCCCGCACTTGTGCCGAATAAATCCGCTGTATCGCGCCGTTTGCCTGCTTTAAAGTCAATTTCAAATCCCTCGTCAGTGCGATAGGCGTAATAGAGCAAGAGTTTAGCTATGCCTGCGTCACCGTGGCGTTGCGTGCCACTGGTGCCCGTGGTGCGTTTGTCAGGGATTCGCGGTGTGCCTTTAATGACCTGGAATGCGCGTAAATCGTCGAGCATATCCGCGTGGCGCGGGATACCGTGAAAGGTTCCGTCCTCAAGGGCGGCTTTAAACGGTGGCGCGTGCTGGGCGTACCAGGATTCGCTTAACATCACCGATTCGACCACTTGTCCGTAACGGTCAAATGCCGCCTCAGATAAAAACTGACCGTTACCGCGTCCATCATTGGCCGCTTTGGATAAGCGCGGTAGGCGGTCGCCGATGTAATAGTAAATTTGTTCCTGTTGCTTAAATGGCACCTTGGACATTTCCAGTACCAACACTTCTTTTAGCGTTAAATCGGGCTGTTCCTGTCCTACACAAATCACCGACAAGTCACCGCTACGTGCAAAGTCCTCGCCGATGTAACTGCGTTGTCCGTTCGGTAAGGTTTGTAACACCGGGAGCAGGTTTTCTTCGCACCATTCCTCAATTTCTGCATAGCGCACCGGCTCGTCGATTAAGCTAAATTCGTCATTTTTGGTTAAGCGGATAAGCGGGGTATCTTTGCTCATGCGGCTTTCAATGAGTGCGCGGGTAAGCCACGCGCCACCGGAGTTACGCGGGATACAATCTAACTCTTCGGAGGCGGCATCACCGTAAGACGCACGGATTTCAGCCACCCAAGCATCCTCGGCATCTTGCGTCCATTCGCAGCCCAAGCGCAGGCAAATGCGGCGATAAAGCCCGTCTTGGATAGCTTCGTAGAATGGGATAGTGTGCAGGCTGTATGGCTTTTTGCCCGCTTTAACATCGCTTATTAGCTCATTAAACGGATTATCCACGCCATTGTGGGTGCTGATGATATGCACCTGACCGCCCCACATTAAAAGCGCCATTGCCGCTTTCATCAGTTCCGCCAAGTCCTCGTGGAACGCGGCTTCGTCAATAATAACGCGCCCTTGTTTACCCCGTAAGTTAGACGGGCGGGAAGACAGTGCGGTGATACGCCAACCACTGGCAAAGCGGATGATGTAGGCTAAAATCGCTTTTTCTTCGTCGCCTTCCTTAAAGATTTCCTCGGCTTCTTCGATTTCGCCCGCTGCCAATCCGTAGGCTTTCGCCCAGTTTCCGCAGTCGCGGATAAACTCCAGCGCCATCTCCTTGTTGTAGCCGATGTACCAAGAGTCCATGCCTTGCTGAGACGCCGCCAAAAGTGCGGTGTCGGCGGCTTCGCCCCAAGATAGACCGATACGCCGTGACTTCTCGCAAACTTTCACGGCGGTGGTATCAGCGCACCATTTTTGCTGATATGGTAACAACACGGCGGGCGTGCGGGCGGTTTCGGTGAGGTTTTCCATTATGCGGTGATCCCTAAAATTTGCTGACGGATTTGATCTGCCGTATCGGCACTCAAGCCGCCTTTTTTCACCAACGTATCCACTTCCTTCGCGGCGGCTTCGGCGCGGGCTTTGATTTCGGCTTGGTATTTTTTCAGATTGATACTGGCGCCAATCAGCGGGCTGATGTTTTTCCCTACAAACGACAAGGCGGCAAGGCGTTTCATCGGGTCGTCTTCTTCCTTGATTTCTTCGAGATTCATCAAAGCATGAAAAACTTCACTTTGGATCATTTCCAAAATGGCGTCGCTTTGTGTGCCTTTGTCGTTGCTGATGTTATCTGAGATGATTTTCGCCGCTTCGGTACTGGCTTTCACAGACGCCAAACGGCGTTCCAACGCTTGCCCGTAGCGGTGCACCGCACTGCGTGAGATGTCATAACCTCGGGCTTTTAGGGCTTCTTCCAGTGCGCTGTAATCGCTAAAGTTATTTTCAACAAGGGCGGCGTCCAGCCAATCTTTGACGGTTTGCGGCAGTTGTTTGACGGTTGAGCGTTTCGGCATGGCGACTCCTTACCAGTATTTTTCAGGGCGGGCAATGCCGTTGATAGATTCGCTGGTGTACTCGACAAAATCAATGCCTTCTGAGGTCAATTTGCCGTGCCAGCGGGCGGTATCGCGTCCGCGTAACTCAATCAATTTGCGCCCGGCTAAATAATCCATTTCGCGGCGTAATTCAAGGGCAGTCAGTTGCATTGGCACGCTTTGGATGGTGGTTAAAATCAGGCTTTCCGGCGCTCCAATAGGCCGTGCATGGTCGAGCGTCAACAAAATCAACCAGCGCACGTGTTCGCGTTTATTTTTTTCAAATTGGATCATGTTAGCTTCTTCCATACATTAAAATAACCTTATCTAACTTTTCATTAATGGCGTCGTAGCGCGCCGAGTTTACCGATTCGCTCCGGATAGCGTCCTCGCGTCGCTGATAGTCCTCCGGCATTTTTATCTTTAGTTCCATGACGATGTTATTGGCCGCCTCCGAGAGTCTGCGCGCCTCTTTGATGTCTTGGTGGAGCTGTTGATATTGGGTTTCGGTAAATTTAAATTTCTCGTTGAGCTTGGATTCAAATTGAGCAAGTAAAATTTTCCCAAACCCAATCAACATACCGATGATGGTAATGACTAGGCTCACAAAAAAGGTGATCACCTGCCATGTGCTGACTTCCGTCATTTTTCCTCCCCCTTTTGCACATAATTAATTAAATCCACGTGCAACCCGGCACAAATGCCGTAAAGGTCATACATTTCCTTTAGCGCCACCAAGACCGCGTCACTGTGATTTTGCGGGAGCGGTGGCAGGGCTCGGCACGGTACCGCTAATGCCGACGGTAGCGGTTTTGGCTGCGCGGGCGCGGGCTTCGGCGAGTTTGTGCAGGCTGTCAGCAGGATAGCGGCAATCGCGACGGCTATGCCCGTTTTTCGTAAGGGTTTGCTGTAGTTCATAGGTAGTTCGGTCTCCTTCGGTTTGGTAATCGGCTAGTTTGGCAATAGTGGCTTGGCTGACGATAGTTGCGGCCATAATGTCACGCCCAAGACGGTCTAACTGTCCCTTAATTTCCGTTTTTTCCACTTGTTCGTAGGCGGCTTTTGTGTCGGCAACACCGCGTTCATAGGCTTGATAGCAACTCCAAATAGTAAACAGCGTAATCAGCACGGCGTTTAAAATGGCTCTGCCGATGTCGGTTTTAAAAAGTGCGGTTAAACCTTTTATAAGCATTGCGGAATCCCCCAGTTGATATAAAGCGGTTGCCAGCGGTAGATAATACGCTGTGGATAGCCCCGATTTTCGGCAAAATTCGCACGGCTGCGCCCGCTGTTGACAAGTTCCACGCTTTGCCAATAAGTCAATGGATCAAGCCCTTGCGCCTTGGCTTTGCGTTTATCACGTTGCACCCAACCCAAGCCCCCGTTATATGCCGATAACATAAAGGCCATACGGTCGCATTCGGTACGCGCATTAATCTGTTCATAGTTGTAACGGTTATAACGTACTAACGCCCGCAACGCCCAGTCTGGGTTATAAGGCTGATTGTCGGCAAGTTCGGGATACAACGCCGAAATCCAGTCAGCGGTTTTTGGCATAAACTGCGCCAAGCCTTGCGCACCAACGGGCGAAAGTGCGGTCGTTTTCCACTGCGATTCTTGATGGATTTGTGCGGCAAATACAGGGATTGGGGCATTTAAGCCCCATACGGCGTAGCTTTCGCGGGTGAGCGTGCGTTGATATTGTTCGGCTTTTGCCGGGGTAGCTAAAGCTAACGGCACGCATAAAAGCGAGGATAGCAACAGCGCCACAAAGGCATAACAGCAATATTTGAAGCACTTATTGGTGCGATGGATGACGCGCATGATTACAGCCCCAATGTCACGCCCAACATCACTGCACCGACAATCAACGCACGGCGCAACAGTACGACGGCAAAAATTAGCTCATAGCCCTTATGTACCGGGTACTCCAATGAGGTTTGGTCTAGCGTGCCTTTGTTTTTAATGCGCAGTTTCCAGTTTACGGCTAAATAACCGCCCGGGCTGGCATAAGGAAACAGCGCTCGGTCTAGGTGATAACCGATAATGGCGGCGATGGATACTAACGACAGCTTATAGATTACAACCGGCACCTGCTGCGGGGAGATTAAGCCGATGATAATCAAAAAGACCAACGCAGAAATAATCCATGATAATAATCGCCCTTGCTTAAGCGTGCGAAAAAAACTAGACATAAAAACTCCTTAAATTTTGATGGATGAGTGGTTTGGAGTGTTTAGATTAGCTATCTGTTAACTTTGAGTATTTTGGACGCGATAAGAATATTTTTGATGCACGGACAGGCAAAATAGGCACACCGAAAAACCACAGGAAACGGAGCCGAAAATGTAATGTATCAACCGTTTGCCCATTTAACGCCGCGCGGCAAGCCTTATGACCTGCCGCCCTTACCGAATATCAACCAAAAGGAAAATGCAATGGAAAAGTTAACCTATGAACACATCAAATCCGTGATTAAAACAGCGGACTACTTACAACACGGCGAGCTGACAGTCTGCGTGTTGACACTACAAAACGGCTTTACTGTGACAGGTGAAAGTGCAGGCCTTAGCTTGGCAACGTATGACACTGAAGTCAGTAAGAAAGTTGCTTTTGATAATGCGGTAGATAAAGTTTTGATGTTGGAAAGTTATTTAGCAAAACAGCGCTTGTATGAAGGCACTAATGGCAAAGTTAAGCGTGAGCAATAAAAAAACGGGCGATTGCCCGTTTTATTTAATAATCACTCCAGTCTATCGCATGTCGCGATCCAATCGTTTCTACGAGACATTCTATGCGCTCATATAACACAACGGAGGAACAACAATGACATCTCAATGTTCTATGGCTATCCACTATTTCGCCCGGCTGAAGTATCGACTTTTTATGTTGCTCGTAGCAATTTGCGCACAAATAATGAACTATCACATTCCCTTCCGCGTCATGAATGGGTTGTATTGGGCGATAAACCACTGCACCGCTGGCACATTGATGTGGCGCATACTTGTCTTTCTCCACTTCAAAGGTTTCATATTGTCGGATTTTATCTTCAAGACGGCGATGGTTCGTTTCCAACGTCCATAAGTTTCTTTGCAAAGAAAACACAAGATTTTGTAAGTTAATCGCGATTTGGGCGAGCTCCATTGCTTTCATGTTGGACTCGCCCAACTCTTTTAATCTGTCTATATCATCCTTGAGTTTTTCAGCAGTATCAAAAGCATTTTTGATTAATTTTGCTGCTTCGATGGCTTCCTTAAACATGTTTCCTCCGGTTATTTTATTAGTTTCTTATTTATTCTTTGTCGATATATTCCAAAATATTGTCTTTTATGCCGCACTTTTGCAGGAATGTGATATGCATACGGCGCTGTAACTCGGCATTTATAAGCTCTTTCCGTTGCCAGTTTTGAGCAAATAGAATATCTATTGCCTTGGTGTCCAGCTTAACCTTAGCGCTCAGAAAATTAAGCCAAAAGATAAAAAGTAAAAAGATAGCAGTGACACTAATAAAAAACCAAATGGCACTGCTATCAGTCAAAGAAAATGTGCTGCCGGACAACTGAAGGCATATCATAAAAATGATGTATCCGATAAATAACCGCGTAATATCACGCTGGGTCATTGCAACGAGCAATATTTTCAGCCGTTCCCGGGTTAACTTTCGCCTCGCACGAATAAGTTGTTTTTCCGAATATTCAGATAGATTTATCTCATTTACTTCTTGTTGCCCAATGGCCTCAAAGATTTTATCTATTACCGTGAGTTGCTTAAGATAAACCTGAGTATTTCCATTCCCCGTTATTTTCATCTTCATAGCTTTTTCCTCCTTGTCGTTAGCTAATTAGAATCTATCTCTTTCGGGCTCTCCCTGCAATTTGCACATTGTTATCGCCTTTAATTTCCATGGTGCCGGCGGTGTCCTGCTTGTGTTGTTTATTCCCTTTTCCTTCAATTTTCATGCCTGCACCAGCCCCGCCAAGCATAAATTGGCGCATAACAGGCGGTGCCGCACGAAATGTTTCCAGTAGTTGTTGTTCTTCCAACGTTAATTCAGAGTTTGAGCGCACACCGAAAAGAACATAATTAACATCAATACCAACTTTCGCGACTTCTGCTAAATAAGTGGCGTCGGGCGTTCTTTTTCCATTTTCATAATTAAATTGCGATAACTTGGTAACCCCACCAACTGCACCTAACTGTCCTTGTGTTAATTTCAATCTATCTCGCTCATTTTTTAAGCGCTCAGCAATTGTCGTCATAAAAAACCTCAAATATACAAACTTATTACTTGTAATTATACATTTGTATAACTATAATGAACCACATCAACACAAAACGAACCTATTCAATCCACAAAAAGGAACGTAATTATGCTTACTGAATTTGAACAAAAGTTTCTACAAATTATTCGCGAACATCGCCACGAAGTAAAGAAAGTGCTTGCCGGCAAAACTCAGTCCGACACGCTCTCTATTGCTCAGTCCAATCAGGACGATTTTCAAGCAATGTCTGTAGTGCATAAATTAATTCTTCTGCTCCTTTCTGAGTTACCGCTAGAACAACGGGTTTCCTTGGCGTGGATAATTCTAACGCAATTAGATCTTTCATCGGATCCCACGCCATGCGCTTTACACCGCTTATGGTTGCAATGGCGTACTTTTGCTCAAAGTAATCCTCTAGGTTGGGGAGTTTGTCATTTTCCATCAGTTTCTCCATCAGACAACAAATAATCCACAATTTACCACAAGGAATAGAAATGAAAAAGAGAAATAACCTGAAGCCGTTGCCATACCCGCAAACGGTTGAGAGCGCCCATCAATACTTCATCATCCACGGTATTAACCGGAGTGAATGGTGTCGCGCTATGGGCTTAAAAGTACAAACCGTGACGGATATTTTACGGGGTAAAGGCAAGGGTACATGGGGAGAAGCCCACCTTGCTGCCGTTGCCCTTGGCATGAAAAAACAACCGCAACACAACCTTACCGCCTAAGGAGATCAAAATGAAACGCCTACTTACCAAACTCTACATTAAATATTTAGCCAGCCAATACCGCGCCGGCAAAGTAAAAAAAGCCATCGACAACCAAGCCATCAAAAACAACGGGCGCAACCGTGATGCCCGTGACTTGGCACAAGAGTTCGGCATTCCGCTTGCCGTTGCAGCCCGTTTTGTGAAGTAAAGAGGTGAAAAATGAACAAAGAGAAAAGCAATAATGCAGCGCGGGTTTTACGCATTATCAAAGCAATGCAACACCGCTCTTACCTTGGCATGAGCAATAAAGAAATCGCCGAAGCCACAGGGGAAAGCCCGACAAATGTCAGTCGCGCGTTAGCTGTGTTGATTGAAGAAGGGTTTATTCACAAGTTGATGACCAATGATTTTGCCTTCACGCCACTGTTTGCCCAAATCGCCACAAAACACATGGCGGAAATTGAGTTCAATATTCAACGGGCAGAAGAAGCCAAGCAACGAATAAATACCGCACTTTATAGATAAGGGTTCCGATTATGACAGATCTCACTTTAGCACAACAACAAGACACCCAAGCCCTTGTAGCAAAGCAAATGACACAGGATATCGCAGAAGCTCATGAAGCAATGGGTATGATTCGAGCATTTGGATTTGTAAATAAACTCCTGACGGTCGGGACTTTAAAGATCTTAACCGAAATTAAAACCAATAAAAAATACAAAGGGTTACAAATTTATATCAATGGAGAACTCACGACGGTCGGGACCTGGGAGCAATATTGCAAAGCATGTGGCTTTAGCGTCAATAAAGTTGATGAGGATTTGCAAAACTTAAATACCTTTGGCGAAGAGTTCTTAGAGCTAAGCCAAAATTTAGGTCTTGGCTACCGCGACCTGCGCAAACTTCGCAAATTACCGGAAGATGCCCGTGCCGAAATTGTGGATGCCGAATTCTCCGAAAGTGCCGACAAAGAAGAATTGTTGGAAAAAATCGAAGAATTGACCGCAAAACATATACACGAAAAACAAGTGCTGGAAGGTCAGTTAAAACAAAGCCAAGCGAACTATGAAGCGCAAAGCAAGGTGTTAAAAAACAAAAATGACCGTATTAACCAGCTCGACATCGAATTAGAGAAAAAGAAAAACCACATCAACACGTTAAGCCCGGACGAAAAAGGCGGCTTATTGCGTAAAGAAACTTCGCAACTGAGTTACAACGCCGAAGCTATTTTGCGCGGGCAAGTGTGGAAAGCCTTTGAAACGCTGGATAGTCACACACAAGAAAGCGGCATTGACCATAAACAATTTATGGTGGGTACGCTTGCGGAGATTGAGTTAGTGCTTAACGAGTTGCGCACCGCCTTTAATTTGCCACGCTTGGCGGACGGTGACAACCGCCCTGAATGGGCGCGAGAAAGTTTTGAAGGCAAAGACTACAGCGCGGAATTTAACGCCATTAAAAATGGTGAAAATCAATAAGGATTTACGTTATGGCGATTTTACCTGAAAAACTCCTCGAAATTGCGCAACAAGCCGCCAATGCGCCACATGGCAAAAAAGGTGAGGTGTATGCGCAAGCCTGTGAGTTACTCAATGTTAGCCATGCCACGTTAATGCGCGAACTTAAAAGTCTATGCGCCCCAAAAGCGCGCAAACAACGCAGTGATAAAGGCGCGGTGGCGCTAGATCTGGACGAAGCGCAAACCATATCCGCTTACTGGCTGGCTTGTCGGCGCGGGGTCCACAATAAAGTAATGTCGAGCTTAGCAAGCGTGTTAGAGGTGCTACGCGCCAATGGCGAGATTAAGGCGGAATACATCGATGAAAGCACGGGAGAAGTACGGTTGCTTTCAGAAAGTGCGGTTAGCCGCGCGTTACGCGCTTACAACCTACACCCGGAACAACTGTCCCGCCCTGCACCGGTGAATGCCATGAAGAGTTTACACCCGAATCATTGTTGGCAAATCGACCCGTCTTTGTGTGTGTTGTATTACCTCAAAGAGCAAGCGGACGGCGGCAACGGCTTAAACATTATGGAAGAAAAAGAATTCTATAAAAACAAGCCGGCCAACATTAAAAAAGTGGAAAACCAACGGGTGTGGCGTTATGTGATTACCGACCATGCCTCCGGGGTAATCTTTGTGCAGTATGTGTATGGCGGGGAAAGCGCAGAAAATCTATGTAACTGCTTTATTAATGCCATGCAAAAACGCGATACAAAAGATCCGTTTTGTGGTGTGCCGAAAATGGTGATGCTTGACCCAGGCTCGGCGAATACCTCCGCCATGTTTGCGCATTTGTGCAATCAGCTCGGCATTAAATTGCAGGTCAACGCGCCGGGTAAACCACGTGCCAAAGGACAAGTGGAAAAAGGCAACGACATTGTGGAGCGTCAGTTTGAGAGCGGTTTGCGCTTCACCCGAGTGAGCGGGTTGGACGAGTTGAATCAACTGGCGGGACGTTGGATGACGTATTTTAACGGCACTGCCGTACATACACGCCACAACAAAACACGCTACCAAGCCTGGCTTGGGATTACCGCCGAGCAATTAGTAATGGCGCCAAGCCTTGCTATTTGCCGCGAATTGATGGTGACCAAACTCACCACCCGCAAAGTGAGCTCAGAATTAACAGTGAGCTTTGACGCCAAAACCTATGATGTACGCCACATCACCGAAGCCATGGTGGGCACGGAAATCACTATTGGCAAAAACCCTTACCGTCCCGACTGCATTCAGGTGCAACGAGTAGATGGCGAAGGGCAACAATACTGGACGGTGGTTGAGCCGGTGGCATACGACGACCACGGGTTCCGCGTGGACGCAGCAGTTATCGGCGAAGAGTACAAACCTCACAATAAGAGCGTGTTTGAGTACAACAAAGAGACCGTAGAGCGCATCGCATACGACGCTGAAACGGAAGACGAGGTGAAAGCCGCCAAGAAAGCCAAAGCGCCTTTATTTGGTGGTCGCATTGACCCATTTAAAGTGGTGAAAGAACACGATTATGTGGATTTCATGCCGAAACGCGGACAAGAGCACGAATTGACCGCCAACGCCAAACGGGTTGAGCTTGCTCCTCTCAACACGATTGAGGTGGCAAAACGACTTAAAGCCCGTTTCGGCCATGAATACACGGCTGACACAATGAAATGGCTAAATCAGCGTTATCCAAACGGCATGAGCGAGCAAGAATTGGAAGCATTACTTGCGCAAGAACACTTACCGGCAACCGCGAAACCATTGCGTTTAGTCAACGCATAAAAGGACGGCATTATGTTGAAACTTAAAGCAATTTTAGAAGAGAAAGGCATTTCTCAACGCAAACTGGCAAGGCTGTTGCTAGTTTCCCCGGCGGTGATCACCAATTTAGTGAACCACGGCTTGATGATTAAAACCGGCACCGAGCAATTTAAAACGCGGTTGACCGAAGTGTTAAAAACACTGGGGATTTCTACCGCACTTTCTGAGCTTTTAACGGAAGATTCCGCAGGCGCGGCAACGCCTGCGGAGGATTCCCCTAACCTTGACGAGCAGTCAATAACAACAGAGGAAGACACTATGTTACTCGCAAAACAGGCTTTATTTCCAGCCACCAAAAAACATTTTTCATTATTTAACAACCCGTTCACGGACGAAGTGCGGTCGGCAGAGGAAGTGTTTTCTTCCCCCGATGTGCGTTATGTGCGCGAAGCGCTGTTTCAAACCGCACGTTTCGGCGGGTTTATGGCGGTGGTCGGTGAAAGCGGTGCCGGCAAATCCACCTTGCGCCGTGATTTGATTGAGCGCATTAATCACGACGGCTTACCGGTGATTGTGATTGAGCCGTATATCATCGCCATGGAAGACAACGATCTCAAAGGAAAAACCTTAAAAGCCGCACACATCGCGGAAAGCATTATCAACACCCTGGCGCCGCTGGAAAACGTGAAGCGCTCACCGGAAGCGCGTTTCCGCCAGTTACACCGCGTATTAAAAGACAGTGCGCGCGCGGGCAATCAGCACATTTTAATCATCGAAGAAGCCCACAGCCTGCCGGTGCCGACATTAAAACACCTGAAACGCTTTTTTGAGTTGGAAGACGGGTTTAAGAAGTTGCTTTCCATTGTGTTAATCGGTCAACCGGAACTTAAACAAAAACTCTCTGAACGTAACTTTGAGGTGCGCGAAGTGGTGCAACGTTGCGAAATTGTCGAGCTGGCGCCGTTGGATAACTGCCTTGAGGAATACGTGGCGTGGCGGTTGAAAGCGGTGGGTCGCAAAACTGCCGATATTTTCGAGCGTGACGCGTTGGACGCGTTACGCAACCGCTTAGTGATGACTAATAGCCGGGCAAAAACCCAACACAGCCTGTTATATCCACTCGCGGTGGGCAACCTTATCACCGGCGCGATGAATCTTGCCGCCGAACTTGGTGCGCCGTTAGTCAGCGCCGATGTCATCAAAGGGGTTTGAGATGACCGCAAAACCGAACAAAGCACCTAAAACGAAAGCCAAGGTGCAAAAGCCGTTAAGTTTGGCCACGATGCACGCTTTAAGCCAGCTTAATTTAGCCGAAAAAGCCGTAATGGAGTGCAACCGAATCGGCTTAGTCGTACGCCATGTATTTTTGGCCACCGTGCCGATTATTACCGTACGACACAACGCATTAACCCGACGCTGGATTGCCCGAGGCAAGGCAGAGGTGGTAATGCAAACCCACGAAGGAGACGACAGCATTGTCTGCACGGCCGAATGCATGATTGCGGGGTGCAGAATTATGTTTTCGTTTCTAAAACACGACATCAACATCACTATTCATTAAGGAGTTTTTATATGGCTAAATCAGCTACCCGAGTTAAAGCAACTGCACAAATTTATGTACCGCAAACCCGCGAAGATGCTGCCGGTGATATTAAAACCATCGGTGACTTAAACCGCGAAGTGGCGCGTCTGGAAGCGGAAATGAACGACAAGATCGCCGAAATCACCGAAAGCTACAAGGATAAATTTGCCCCGCTACAAGAACGCATTAAAACCCTTTCTAACGGAGTGCAATATTGGAGCGAAGCAAATCGTGACCAAATCACCAACGGCGGGAAAACCAAAACCGCCAATTTGGTGACGGGCGAAGTGTCCTGGCGGGTGCGTAACCCGAGCGTGAAAGTCACCGGAGTGGAGTCTGTATTGCAAAACTTACGTATTCACGGGCTTGAACGCTTTATCCGGGTGAAAGAGGAAATCAACAAGGAAGCCATTCTCAACGAGAAAAGCGCGGTCGCCGGCATTGCGGGTATTAAAGTGATTAGCGGCGTAGAAGACTTTGTGATCACCCCGTTTGAACAGGAGGCGGCATAATGCTCACCAACCCGTTGACCTACCTTATCATCGGCGCCGTGCTGACGGTGATTGTAGGGTTGTTGGACGACGCCGGGTATTAACATGAATGAAATGTTGCAAACACTGCTTTTCTTTTACCTCTGCTTTTCCGTGATTTTAATCGTGATAATTAGCAAATTTTGGTAAACCGATTTAGAGCCCATTCAAGGAGTGGGCTGAGAAATAAATTTAACAATACAAACCGAGAGGAAACATGAGCAACGAAAGACGAGAAATGTATCGCAAGTTAAGCAACGATGCCGCCCATTTGGAACGGGCAGGCGAATATGCCCGCGCTTACAGCGGTTGGTTAAAGGCTTGCCTTGCCACTGAAAATTCAGACGAACACAACTGGTGCTGCGCACGCGCAGAACACTGCAACAAAATGGCAAAAACCCAACACTAGGAGGACAACATGCCGAAATATGTAGCACGCCTTTATTGCATGGTTGAAGTCACCGTGGAGGCGGAATCTATAAGCGAAGCGTTAAATAAACTTGATTTAAATGAGATTGATGTTAACGCCATGCCACACACGATTACTGAGATTGATGATGTAGTTGAAACGGAGGAGATCTGATATGTGGTACCCGGAAAAACATGAAGCGGAACGCGCCGAAAAATTGATTCTAACCGGCAAATTATCCCCGCAAGAAAAGAAATCAATGTCAGCCATTATTCGTGCATACAAAACCCAAAAAAACAGAGACTGGTTAGACCGTGCAGTATTGATGTCGCTTGAGGAAAAATACAAAGGGCAACTTGCGGAGCTTTGAAAATGAGCGAACAAAAAATCAGAGTCACCGAACAACTGGCGCACATCCTCGAACAGGTGGAAATGGCGCGAGAAATGTGGATTGACGACAAAGAACAAGAGTGCTTGCTGATGTTACAAACCGCAAGCCGAGAAATGAAACATGTAGCCTGGGAAATTACGCCGGTGTTGGAGTGAGTATGGAACAAGACAAATTACTCAGAAAAATCAAAAAACTGTTGGCGTTGAGTAAGTCAACCAACCCACACGAAGCGGCAAGCGCACTGGCAATGGCGCAAAAACTAATGGCGGAGAATCAGCTTAATCAGTCACAAGTTGAATTTAGCCAAACCCACGCTAAGCAGAAAACTGCCATGAAATCCGCTAGATATGTACACATGCTGATCTCTGTGATTACAAAGGCATTTGGAGTTGACGTTTATTTATCTAACACTTATCCGGGCAAAAATTACAGCGAAAACAAAATGCATGTTGTATTTTACGGCGCAGAAGAACGCCCTGAAATCGCCTCTTACTGTTTTGATGTGCTATATCGCCGATTACAAGCGGCGCGAAAAGCGTTTTTAGACACGCAAAGCAAACGTCTAAAACGTAGCACATTGATTGCGCGGGGCGATTCCTTTTGCGAAGGCTGGGTTATCGGCGTTAACCAAAACGTGAAACAGTTTGCAATGACCCAGGAAGAAAAGCAAAAAATGGAAATTTACAAAGCAGAAGCGTTTAAGGAAAAGAAATGGAGCGAAACCAAAATACGTGAGAAAGGAAGCTCTAAAGACTACGGTTTGGCGCAAAACGCAGGCTATAAACAAGGCAAAGAAGTTACGCTGAATCACGGTGTAAAAGGAAAAGAGACGGTTAAGTTGGGGGTGAGAAAATGAGTGACAAAATTTATGAGTTTAGAAAAGTTGAAGACTTTTTGCAGTTAACCGAAGAACAGTTTAATCGTTTCTTGCCTGATTTTATCCATTGGTTTGCTATTCGCAAAACATTTATACAAAAGAAACAAGTAGCTATCGAAGAGCTTGGTGTTTTTGTGCAGGTTAATCCGGAACCGGTTATTAAGTGGAAGGATGATGGAAAAACTGGGGTTGATGGTTACGAAGTAACGATTAGACACCATCAAGATGGCGAAAATGATATAAAAATCAAGGTAAAAAAGGAGTAAAAATGAGCATATTTATCACACACGGCAACCGTTTAATCGACTTTGCTAACCCACAAAATAGCGACATCCATATTGATGACATTATTCATCATTTGGCAAGGATTCCGCGCTTTGGTGGCAAATTAGATAGACATTATTCAGTTTTGGATCACAGCGTTTACGCCGCAATGATTGCAAAAACGTTTTTGAAAGCAGACGACAAAACAACATTTGCAGTGTTAATGCATGACGCACAAGAAGCCTATTTAGGTGATGTACCAACGCCGCTTAAAAACTTACTACCCGAATATAAATTAATCGAGAAGGAATTTGAGCGAGTTATTCATGAGCGATTTGGCATTAAGATGACGCCAAAAATAAAAGAACTGGTAAAAACCGCTGATTTATTAGCGCTAAAAGCAGAGAAGAATGCTTTTATTAATACGCCACCAGAACTCGAAGGACACTGGAATTTTTTATACGGTCTTTATAGTGTCCCTGTCTCGCCGGAAGATTGGTGTGATGACAGTAGAAGACAATTTAAAAATGCTTTTAACTACTACAACCAAACTTTAAATTTGGGACTTGAGGAGATCAAATAATGAGCGAAAACAATGGATGGATTAAGTGTTCGGAGCAGTTGCCTGAGCCATTTGATACAAGTGAAGAATCACGCAATTCGAACAATAGACACTTAATTTATTATACCGAGGATGGTGTGAATTGGTTTGTTGATTTTGGATGGTATTTATTCGGCGATAGAGTGGATGTAAGCGGCAATTTAATGCCTCCATATTGGGAGTTGGACAACATAGGTTTGTCAAATTTAGTGATTGATGTTTCACACTGGCAACCACTGCCACAACCGCCTTCGGAATAGCCTTTATTCTTGAAAGCTAACTTGAAAGCTAACTTGAAAGCTAACTTGAAAGCTAACTTAAAAGCTAACATATCATTCAGCCTTCTCGCGAGAGAAGGCTTAGTCATATGACGGAGAGGACAAAAAATGGACCAAAAAGAAGCGCGAAGAAAGCAATTAATTCAACTTATACACATTGGGAAAAGTAAGTTACAGATGGATAAAGAGGTGTATCGCCTTTTTCTTGTTAATACAGTGGGCAAAGATAGCTGCACGCAGATGAATTTGATTGAGTTAAACAAGGTCGTCGACGCCATGAAAAAACGCGGTTTTCAGGTTTCCGGAGGACGTTTTAAAGATGGTAAACGCAAGTCGCCACCAAGTTCCGCCCCAGTGAGTAGCAATATCGTTAAAAAAATCCGCGCGAAATGGATCGAAATGGCGGACGCCGGCATTATCCGCGACCGCAGTGAGGACGGTTTGAATGCGTTCGTTAAAAATATCGCTAAAAATGCACAAGGCGAGCCGATTCCATTCGTGAATTGGCTCAACAATGAGCAGGCGTCGATTGTGTTAGAACGCCTTAAACAGTGGCAAAAACGAATGATTAAGGGGTAATTTATGAAAGAGTCGCTAATGCAAATCCGCCGGCACGAATTGCTAGAAGAAATCGAATTGTTGGTGATTGCGCTATGTAAAAATTACAACTTAGGGCAGGACATTTGTGAGCAGATTGGCGTCAGCGTTGCCAACTGTTTAAGTGAAGAATATGCCGGGCAAGTTATATGCTTTCCTAAAGATTACAGATATAAGATTGCTCAACGTGACTTGGATATTTATAACAGTTTCAACGGTCGCAATTGGGGCGAACTTGGACGTCGTTATAATCTAACTGAGAATGCTTTGCGGAAGATTGTTAAGCGTGTGCAGGATAGGATAATTAAAGAGAAGCAACCTGACATGTTCATATAA